AGAGCAACGGCGATGTCACTCGATGGCCGGAAAGTATCTTTTGGGTTACTTCCTTGCTCAAGTAGTCGTACATCTTGTGCTGATCCTCGATGCGGATTTGCTCAACCTTTGGCGCATTGTCGGCCGAATCGTTGAATGAGAGCAACAACTTTGCGCCAGTTGCTCCACCAAACTTGGCGTACAAACTGCGCTCAATTTCCATCTGCTCTTCGTCCGTGGGGATGCCGTTATTGAACGAAACCATCATTGACGGAAATAGGCCGTTCTCAATGTTGTTCAAATGGAACTCCGAGATGGATTTGTCCAGGTGAACGTAGTTCGTTGATCCGACATAGTCCGGCAATCCGTAGTAGATGCTCAACGGATTGTAGAGTTTAATCATAATCACCGTCGATGCGCTCTCTCTGTCCTGAGAGTTGAACGCCGGAATGGCCTGACGATGGCCGCCAGTTTTATCCCACTCCGTGGAATGATAGAACGTCTCCACCTCGTCTCTGTCGTTCACCTTGCCCACGCGCATATGCGTGGCCGGCAAATGATGCACAATGGAGATTTGCGTGCGATCAACTGACCATATCGGATTCAGGAAGCATTGGCCGTACAACTTCAAGTCAAAGGCCGCTCGCTTCAATGTCCGGCCATTGTCGAACAACTGCACGATGCGCAACCATTGATCTACGTGATCGTCTTTAGTATCGCAGTCCAATCCCGTGCCATAAATCAAATCGGCGCATCCCTTGACGATAGCCTGGTGCATCGAGCTGCTTGTGTACAGATAGTCCAAGTAATCGCCATAAAGATTGTCATCGCCGTAATCGACATATTCCTTACCTGGCGTAGCCTTGAACTGCGGCAATTGGAGCGATGGCAGCCCAATCGCGCTCATCTCGTATTTCTTACTCATAGACGTAGTCGATTTGTGGGTTGTTGTACTCCACGATTTCGTTGGTTGCGTATGGCACAGCACTCCGGATGAATGCCAATCCGCGCCAAATTTCGTTCACTCCGTTGTAATACCGACAGATGTACTGGCCTTCATCGAGCAAAAGCATCGTAATCTGATACTCATACGCACGCTCCGTGGCCGTTACGAATGTGGGAATAAATGTCGTTGTGGCCTTCGTGAGACAATTCTCGAACTGGATGCTCAACGATGTGATTGTCACGCCGCCAAAGTTCAAGTAAATCGTCTGCGTGCTATTCGTCAGTATCTGTAACATACCCCTAAATATAAAGAGAGCGGAACACCGTTGCGCTCCGCTCTCCCAAACCAAGAAACAAGTACCAAGAAATTAAGTCACAATCGTTGGATCCGTAGTCAGGCCATCGAATGGATATGCGGCCGAGGATGCTGACGCGCTTGGAGTTAGGAAATAACCGGCATTTTCTTCCTTGCCAGTAAACTCCAACTCAAATCCGCTCAAATCTCCAAACGCCTTTCCTGATTTCATAGATCCGCCAGTTACGTGCATTCCGTTGCGTGCGCCCAAAAGGATGACATTGTCGTTGTTATCCTGCACGAAGATGTTTGGCCGGCCGTATGCAAGCAAACGCACCAACGCCTCATCTGCGCCGCTCAACTTGTGCAACGTAACGGTCAACTTCTGCTCGTAGTAAACCGTGCCGTTCTCCAAGGAACTGGTTAAGGTACAATCCAACTCGGCCAACTCCGGCCGCACGTCAAACTTGTACACCGACCACGCCGCCGTCTGCACGTTCGTAACCAAATCGGATGCGACCGTCCATCCGGCTTGATTCGTCAAGTCGGCGTAGTTGTGGAAGAAAATGGCCTTGATGCCGCCTACACTATTGCGACAATCAACCACGCGGCCATCTGTCAATGCGCAACTCATTAGGTAGTGAATTGCGTAAATCCGAGAACGATGTCAGCCGGAGTTACCGTCTGCACGCCCACGGCCATTTGCATCACAATCTTCACATTGTCGCTTCCATCGTACTCATACGCTGGAATCCAACGAACTTCGTTCAAGTCCGTTCCCAAGTTCGTACCGACAATCAAATTGTCCTCATACGTGAGCATAATGAAATCGTCGTACATCCCAGGACATACGTTGATTTTGATGCCCATAAAGGTCACGTTGTTGAAACTCTGCGCCGTAGCCAGGTTGTTGATACCGAGCAACGAGTTTGCGTTTCCTGCGCCCAAACCGGCCAGTTGTTGGCAGTACAAGGCATACGTCTTTGGCGAAACATAGAACGCCAAATTCGGCTTGCTCAAGATGGCCGGCTTGGAAGTTGCGGCCGTAGTATAAACCAAGTTGAACTGCGCAATGGCGTTGGCGTTGGTGATAGACGTAATGTCTACTCCCGTGTATCCGCCTACGGCCGATGCGTCAACTTTGGCCTTCGTCAATGACGCAAGCGCAGTTCCATCGTTGCAGAGGAATCCCTTCGTGAACACAGCCGATCCTTGCCAAATCAACGTTTCCAAGTTTTCGGCCGTCTTGGCCGCCGTGAGCTGCAAGGTATAGTTCACAAACTCCTGCGTCATCAAGTTCGAAGACACCCGGCTTGTGGCCGTTCCCTGCCACGTTGGATAAATCGTCTTGCGGCAAATCGTTTCGTTCACCTTCAAGTCAATCAAGGTGAGAACGCGCTCGCTCAAAGTCAAGTCCTCTCCATCTGCATAATCACATCCGGCGGCCTGAATGGTATCGTTTGCGTTCAACGTCTGAATCACGGCCTTGTGGTGAATGCCATCCATCACGCGAACGTAGTTCTTCGCAATGGTATCATTCGACTTCAATGCCGCAGACATAATTGGCAAAGCCAACTCTCCTGCATAAGTATTCGCCGCAACTGATACATCAAAGTTGCGCCGGCGGAATCGGTTTACTGGATAACTCATTTCCCAAAGTTTTTCATTGCTTCAAAAACCCGCTCTTGGATTGATCCGGCGGCGGGAATAACCGGTGCTTGTGGTGCTTGGCGTTGGCTCGACATACGTTGAGCTGCCGGCTGCGCACCAAACTCTTTCAACTGCGCACGCAATTCTGCAATTGTGGCGCGTTGACGTGAAATAATCTCGGATGAGAAGTTGTTTCGCTCCGGCCGAGCAGAACGCTCCGTGCGACCAAAACGCTCCGGCCGTGCCATCCGCTCGCTCCGTGCGAACCGGCTGCGTGCCGGCCGCTGACGGCGTTCAAAACGCTCTGCGCGTGCCTCGCGGCCTTCGCTCGAAAAACGCTCTCGCGTGCCACGTCCTGCCATCCGGCGGCGCATTGCGCTCATCCGCGCACGGCGCATCCGGCTTGCTTCGACTTTCTCGCCGCTACCTTCCTTGGCCAAATCTTGTGCCATCTGATAAACTGCTTGTGCTTGCTCTGCGGACAGACCCATATCCGTCAGAATGGTGATAAATTGATTGTCGGAATTGGTATCTGATTCCGTTGTCTCGGCTGCCTCGGCTGCCGGTGCTTCGGCCGTCTCTTCCTCGAAACGGCGACGATTGCGCTTAAATAATGACGTTGCCATTGCTTTAAAATATCTGTTCGTTTCGAACTACTGATTACCGGCTCAAGAAATTGAGATAGTCGCTCAATTCATCTTGCGCTGCTTCCAACAAAGCCAACGCCTCTTTCACTTTCCTTGTGGGAGAAAAGCCTGGCTCATCAAAGTTGTTGTACGCATCGGCGATGTCCGCCAATCCATTGGTGACTTGGCTCAAGTCGTGCAGGAATGCTCCTGCCTCCATATCGTATCCAAATGCTCTGCGCTTCATCGTTTTCGGTTTTTACACAAAAATCGCTACTTCTACCAATTCATATTCCGGATCGTAGCCAACGTAATAATCGGCCACAGATGAAGTCCGATGAACCAAATCTTCCAACACCTTTTCGTCCAATCCACCAACGTAAAAAGTTGCTGTATCCAATTCGTTCGAAACATCCACAACTCGGCCTCCTGCTTGTTCAATTGCAGCCCAAAGAATATCCATCTCGTTGTGCAATTTATGCGTTCTATTCTTGAACATCTTCTTCTTTGCTTTCTGTTTTACAACCGTTCTTATTTTATCCTCCGTAAGTATCGTTCGGATAAATCTCCCAAACGGAATCGTTGTTGCCAGGCACAGAATTTTCACAGAGGAATAGACGGAATCCTGCATTTCCTCCATCCGGATCCTCATACGAAATGAAAAGACATCCGGCATCGCCACTATACTGGCTCTTACCAGCATTATCCAATGTCGCTTCAATATCCTGGGAATCCGTAATAAGTTCGTAATCCTCCGGCAAATCGCTCACTCGGTCATATTCGCTTGCGAATTTCCGCGCTTTCTGCTTGCTGAATGATTGCGGCCCGTTAATGGCATCCAAGATAGGATCAACCAAATGGTACGCCCAGTTCTCGCGCTCTTGCTCGTACATCATATCTCCGTAGTATTCCCACGCAGTTACAACTGCATCGGCAATGTCCGAAAAACTATCATATCGAATCGCATCCTCAATCGCCTCAATCGCACGCAAACATTCCGGCGATGGATTCATACGCATCAATGCATCTACGCCACGCTCGACAATGGCATCCAA